CAGGTTCGCCGTGAGCGTAATCGACTGCGAAGAGGGTGATGCGGCCCCACTGCCGTCATAAGTGAAGGTTTGTGCGGAGCTCGAGAGGGTCAGTACAGACGCTGGGTTGCCTTGCGCACCAGTGCGCGCCTTGGTTACAGAAAACACCCTGTTGACCGACTGGCCGTTATAGGTCGCCGTGATCGTGAGCGTTCCGGTCTCCGCGCTCATGGCGGTGACGCGGTAATACCCCTTGGGCTTGCCTGCCACAGGTGTGTCGGCGGCAGTATTGATGGTGCCAGTGCAGCCCGAGGCAGTCGCGCTGAGCGTGGCGCTGGCCAGCACATTGGTCGGCCCATCGGTGAGGGAGAGCTGCCCCTCAGCCGTGGCGAACGAGCTCACAACGCCAGCCGCGTCCGCCGGCAGGTTCACAGCCTCATTGCTCAGCGTACCAAGCAGCACGCGGTTGAGGGCGGTCGTCGACACAGGGCCCACAAATGCCGTTGAGACCCCGGAGGTGTTGAACGATTTCAGCCAGTAGAAGCGCACGCCATCGGCTGAGGAGAGCCCGAGGCGCGAGTACTTGTTCGCAGAGGTTTCGGCCACCTTGGTAGCCGTGGCGCTGTTCGACGTTGTGTTCTCGTAGATTTCCACCTGCCAGAAGTCATCGCTGGTGGAGTTGGTCCACGCGAGATCGATGCCGCCGGGGATGGCCGTCGCGGAGAGCCCGGTGGGTAGGTTCGGAGCACCGAGCTTACCCACCACGGTGTGCGTCACTGACGTACTCCAGTCGGATGGCTGGCCATCGACCGGTACGGCGCGGGAGCGGAGCTCGTAGACAGCGCCCACCTCAACGCCATCAATGTACCCAAAGCCATTGGCGCGCTCCACGGTGGTCGTATGCCATGCCGAGGAGTTCTGGATGCGGTGCTGCACCTCGAAGTAATCGACGCGAGCCGTGGAGCTTTCGGGCTGTTGGAGCTGCGTGAGGATGCGGTACGAGAGCGAGCCATCCGGGTTCGTGATGACAACGCTATCATCCGAGCGGACCGCGCTGATAAACACCTTGGGAACGTCGGTGGTGGTGCTCTCAGAGGGCAGGCTCAGGAGGGTATTAAAGGCCGGGATGGTGCCGGTGTCAGCCGTGTGCACGGCATCTGCGGCGTCCACCATGTGAACGGTACAGGCGAAGTCGTCATCCGCGTCGATCTTCTTGATGATCATCGGCGCGCTTTCCTTGGTCGCTTCGCCAAAGATCACGAGGTCGCCGATATCAGGCGCTGCGGTGGTGACTGCCGGGGTGGTGAGGGTCACCGTATTTGCATAGCCCTCGCCCGGGTTATTGATGCTCAGGAGGACCGAGTTGCCGGTGACCTGCCGGGCCCGGATCACATAGCTCTTGCCGGCCTCAAAATAGAGATCATCCTCGAAGGTGATCGTGGCGACCTTGCCGGTGCCGTCCAGCGTGTAGCTCCGCACGCGAGTGGCGGCGATGCCGATGGCGATGGCGTCGTGGCTGAAGCGCACGAGATCGCCAACGGTGCAGCGGAGAGCCTCGATATCCATCGAGACGGAGTGCTCTTCCGGGCGCAACCGGGCGACCGCCATGTGGTAGCGGGCCTCGCGGAAGGCTTGAGTGGCTGAGGTGCAGCCTTGGAGCTCGAGCGTCTCGAACTTGGTGGCATTCGCGGCGGTATAACCATCGTAATAAACGATGCGCTCGTCGCGCTGATACCCCATATCCTTGTTGAAGAACGTAACGCGCATTGCGTGCGGATAGTCGATAAACGACTTGACGCCGCTGTAGCCAAAAGAGTTGCGCGGAGTGATGTGCTGCACAGGCACGGTCTGCGGAATGTCGCGAACGATGCTGTGCTTGCCATCGCGCACAATCGGGAATGCGCGGGCATTCGAGGCGACCCGGCGCATGTTGTCGAAAATAGACCCACCCTCGAGCACGTCGCTATAGCTCCAGCGCGGCTCAGTTGCGTTCGGCGCAGTGGCATCACATGCGTCCGCCCACGCCTTGATGGTGGTAAGGTCAATGCGATCATCGGTGAGCAGGGTTTCTCCGCCGCGACGGCGCAGCAAGTCTGTATAGGCCCATGCCGGGTTGGCGGAGAGCTGATAGCTCCACGTGCTGCCATTCCAGACAGGCAGGTAGCTAGTGGCCTCGCACGAGATGGTCTGCGGCACGCCGTTAAGCTGGTTCGATGCCTTCATCCGAATAGCGATCAGGGCCACGTTCTTCTGGAGAACGGGGTAGTCAGGCCGGATCGAGCGCAGGCATGTCCAGTAGGAAACGTCGACGTACTTATCGCCGCTGTTTGCGGTAATACGGCGCAGGCGGACAGTGTACTGACCTGCGCTTGGGAGTTTCACGCGGCCCGAGCGGCGGATCGCAGAGCTATCAGCGGCCTTCGCGGTGATCTGACCGTTGGTGCCAAATCCGTCGTCCTGTGAGTTATCCCAAACGGCGTTCACCCATGTGGTTCCACCGACCGGGCGATACTGCACCTCAACAATAACGGTCGCCTGCTTCTTGTTGCCCTTATTGTCGAAGTAGAACAGGCCTTGAGGGAAGGCAAGATCGACGGAGAACTCGACGCTGTTAACAGCTGTTGTGCGCTCTACCCAGTCGTTGCTGGTGGTCGCCGAGAACGGGCCATACGCCTGTGTGTCCGGGTTGTAGGTGTAGTATTCACCGCCATAGCCGTACCCACCGGGATAGTAGCCGGTGCTCTGGAATGGCTCGAGGCGGATAGAGAGGTTCTCTTCTGTCACCGTGCGGGTGAACAGCGTGAGATCGGCGTCGGTGCTCCAGCCCTCGCGCACCTCGTACTCGACGTTCTTAAATGCGGTGATCGGCGTCTCGCCAATCTTGATGTTCTCGATTTTAAGCGGACCCCAGCCCACGACCAGCGCCATGCGCAAGTACTCATCATCGCCCTGAAGCTCCGAGTAAGGGCGGGCGGCCATCATCGGGAAAAGGCGGCGCTTACCAAAGAGACGCGGGACGTTCGCGAAGGGCGAGAACTGGTTTGAAGTCGAGGTGAGATCGAACCTCGGATCGTCCTGTGTCATGCTGCCAAAGCTAGGCGGCGGGATCAGTGCGTTAAGGGCGAGGAAGCCCACGACGTTTATTGCCGTCATTACGCCGGCGACAAGGAGCTTTCCGCCGAGGGTTGCGGTGATTGTTCCGGCAGTCGCGGAGCCGCCAGCAATGGTCGCGGCGATCTGCGGCGCGAACTGCCATGCGACGACCGCAATTGCGATCAGCGCGATCATCTTGAAGATGTCTTTACCGCTCTTGCCCGGGACGACGCGGATGTAGACGTTCTGCCCGGCCTTTACGCGAGTGGTCGCCCACTGCTCGCGAGAGATTTCGATATCATTGATCCACACGCGCAGATACTGGTTGTATTCAGCCGGCAGCTTGACGGCGGCCTGCTGCACAACGGTTTCGAGCGTCGATCCTTCGACAACCGCCGCGTACTGCACCGCACTCGCAAACGGGCTTGTGTGGAGAATGGCCGGGAGGGTCTTGCCACCCTCGATGATGGTGGCCTGTTCCTCGTGCAGCTGTTCGATCTCAGTGCTCATTTGCCCTCGTACCTATAGAAGCCCGAAATACGCTTACCCCATGTGATCGAGTGATAGTTCTCGACCACCACGCCAGCGTCCTCATGCGTGTGAAGCATTAAGCCCGGCGCAACAACAATCCCTACATGGAACGGATAACCCCTCATCCGCAAGGCAATACCGTCTCCAGCCTCTTCTTTTCCAGCCTCTACCTGCCGAAACATGGAGGCGTACTCGATGGCGTCCGTGCCAATGACTGCGGGCCGCTGTCCCTTGTACCAATCCGCCCCCTCATATTTTGGAGGCTCGAAGCCAAACTGCTCGCGCCAGACGAGGTTGAGCAGCCCCCAGCAATCACAGCCATCGCGGTCGCGACCGTGCGTGAGATAGGGAATGCCAACATAGTCAGCGACCCATTGAGGGATGGTGTCCTGCATTAGAAGAGCCCGGGAAAGCGTGATGGCGTCATGCTGTACGTGATCGGCTCCGAGAACAGGTTCTCGAACAGAAGCTCGCCCTCTATAACGGAGGCGTCGTACTTCACATTGCGCAGCGTGAGGTTGGGGAAGCTGATCTCCACGGTGTCTGGCTGTGAGGCGAGGATCACCTCGATAGTCACGGTCGGCGCGCTATCGATGCTGCGCACAGTGGCAATCGCTGTGCGGTCCACGTTATCGAAGCGGAGCATCGCCTTGGGCAGGCTGTCCGGGTCTTGCCCGGGCATCACGATCTCGAACGGGAACGCCTGATAGAGATTGCCCCGCGAGGTTATGTCCTCGTTGTTGTTGACCACCCGAATAGGCGTGGCCAGCGTGCTGTGCGCAATCGTGAGCAGGACGAGCCATACCTCGCCAGTCTCCTGCGCGTGGATAGAGGTCGTGGCTGTGGTTGTGAGGCTCCGCATTTAGATAATCTCGACGTTGAACTGAGCGATGACGTTAATGCCACCAAAGGAGGTGAACTGCGGGGCAGGATTACGGAACCGCATGGCAGTGGCCACCCGGGTACGGGGATGAACCCAATCGAACGGAATTGAGCCGCCCTTGCAGGTGGTTTGCCAGAAGGTTTCGAAGGTCGCGGCCTGTGCTGAGGTCAGCATGAGCGACATTTGGAAGCGACGCAGGGACTTGGTGAAGCGCCGGCGAATTTTGGCGGGGCCAGCCTCCATCTGCGTTTCAATCGTCTGATCCTGCAAGCTCTCTTGATAGCCGCCCTCGAGGACAAACTGAGGCAGGGTTACTGGCCAAGTCGGGTTGGGCATTATTTCCTCGCTAGTTGACGGTTTGCTCCATAGCTCGCCTGCATTTCGCGGTCGAGATCACCTGAGCGAATTTGACGGCGGACTTCATCGCGGATGAGGACAGAGATCATCCGCTTGCCATCCGGGCCACGGCGCTCCTGCGTCTGAACCCGCTCTGCATTCGAGCCTGAGCGCATGTCATTGATGACAACGGTTGTTCCGCCGTCGCCGCCTCCAGCTTCTACGCCGAGCTTCCCATTTGCCCCACGCTTGAGCGGCAGGATCGCCTCCGGGCCAGCCTCGCCCATGAGGCCAGTGCCGCCAGCAAAGGCAAAGATGGTCGGCGAGGAGACAATCCGGTTGGTGAATACGCCCCCGTTTGCAAATCCTGTCGGCCCGCCGCCGATTGGGACAGCCCAGCCCCCTGAGCTTCCGGTTACACCGCCCGCAGACGCGCCGGGGAGGCCGCCACCAAAGGCACCGCCGATAATGCTTGTGAGGATTTTCTGCGCGGCCATCTGCATCAGGCCACGAATAAGCTCTTGCACCGGGCGGATGGCCAGCTGGTACACCATGTCGTTGCCCAGCTCCTTGAATATGCCGCCCATCCCCTTCAGGAAGGTGCCGCCGGCGGTCTTAAGGCCCCGGTCGAATGCAACATCAAAGGAGTTGCTGAGTAGGTCGCCCACGCGATCTGCGGTGCCTTCCCACTTGCGGATGAAATTCCGCTTCCGCGTCTCCTCCTCAGTAATCACTTGTTCACGCCGGGCGTTGGCCTCCTCACGGACCATCTGCTCCGCGCCAAAGCCTTCGCTCGTGTCAATGCCTTGCGCCTCGAGTTGGCGACGGCGCTGGAGCAGGCGGAGCTGGATTTCGTACTCATTGCTGGTGAGGCCGGCGAGCTTGAAGCGGTCCTCGATGAATTTCATCTCCTCTTCTTGGGAGCGAACCATCTGGCGCTGGTTGAGAAGCTGCTGGTTGGCGAACTCCTCCCGGCGCGATTTCTCGAGGGCTGCGCGTTGCGTGGGGTCAGCGATGCCGTCGAGCTCAGTTTTCAACTGCGCTTCAAACTTGACACTCTCTTGCGAGCGAGCATCGGGCGCAGCGGCCAGCAATGCGGCAGACAGAGCCGCCTGTTGCTGTGCTGCCAGAACTTTCTGCGAGGCGGCGGCGCGATCTGCGGCTTCAGCCTGCCTGCGGAGCGCTGCGGTGTAATCCGCGACCGCCTTAGTCGCGGCTGGCGAATTGGCCTTACCAAAGGTCTCGATCTCGTAGTTGAGGGCCTTCTGCGCAATCTCGAGTTCGCGGATTTCCAAGCGAGACTTGCCCATCGCGCCGGTCAGCTCGTCTTGCTGCTTGGCCTGCCGTTCGAGCTGAGCAATCTGCTGTGTCGCCTGAAGAGCGCGCTGCTCCTCGAGCAACTTGCGCGTCTCAGCACCAGTGCCCTTCTTGTCGCGCTCAGCGGCAGCTGATTGCGTGAAAAACTCAACACCCGCACCAAATTCGCCGCCCTCGACGGCCTTGCGGAGGTCGCCAACGGTGCGGCGCAGCTGCTCGATCTGGCTTACGCCTGAAGCGCCGCCACCACGAGAACCACCGCCAGCGCGTGTCTTTTTGAGATCATCGAATGCCTTGTCGACGCCCTGTTGGAGAATGCGGATATTCTCATCCGCAACCGGAACCTCAGCCTCTCCTTTTTTGCGGTCTGCTTTGGCGGCAGACGCCCTGCTCGTGGCGGCCAGAACCTCCGTTTGAGCGGCGACAATCTGGAAAGGATTGCCCGAAAGCATCGCCTCTCGCAATTTGGCGACCGCAGTAGCAACCAATGCAAAGGCCGCCGCCTCATCCTGAGCTGCCTGTATGTTCTTTAGGCGCAGCGCTTCTCGAGCGTCCTGCGCCATCTTGAGCTTGGCCACGAAGTTCTCGTGGGCCGTGGTGAGGCGATTTATTTCTTGTTGCTGCTTGTCGTACCCAGCTGCCTTGACTTCATTGACAGCATCCGCAATCGCTTTTGCACGCTGCTTTTCAGTCAGGACGGCAGCTTCAGCGGCCTTTGCATCGGCGGCCTTGTCGGCTTCAGCTTTGAGCTTATCGACTTGCTTTTGCAGCGCCTCAATACCACGGGTGCGGGCATCAATTCCTTGCTGCAACAGCCGCACATCCTGCCCAGCTGCCATGGCGCGATTTAGGCGCTCCTGTTCGTCTGCGAGGATGCCCTTTGCGGTAGCGAGCTCTTTGGTCTTGTTGGTGAGCTCTTCAGATACTGTAGGGTCTTCAAACGCATTATTGGCGGCCTCGAGAGCGCGCTCACCAATCCCGATGATGCCCTGTGCGATAGACGAGGCGTTTAGCGCCTCAGCGATTTTCGCCTTCAGCATGTCCCACTGGTTCCGCATGCGGTTCATGGCGCGCTCAGTGGTGTCCGGGAGCTTCTCAAAATCCTCCTTCACCTTGTCGGACTGAGATAGGAGGGCCTTGAACACCTTATCGCCGGTCAGCTGTCCTTCAGCGCCCATGCGGCGGAGCTCCCCGACGCCAACGCCGAGACCGTCCGCGATGGCCTTGGCGAGCGAGGGCATGCTCTCCATGATCGAGCGCAATTCGTCGCCGTTCAAGCGGCCAGAGGCGATGGCCTGCGAGAACTGGATCATCGCGCCCTGCATTTCGCCGCCAGACGTGTTCGAGATCGCCCCGAGCTTCTGTACGGTCGACATGAGCGTTTCGATCTCTTCAGTAGAGACCGCAAGGCTGTCCTTGTTGCGCAGGATGCGTTCGAAGCCGCCCAAGGCAGCATCGAGGGAGACGCCTGCCTCGTTTGCGCTGGCGATCACACGCGCCATAGAGGCTGCGGCGGCGTCCTGATCTTTCAAGACCAGATTGATGCGCGCCTGATAGGCCGTGAAGCGGTCCTGCACCTGAGCGAGCGGCAGGATCATGGTGTTGAAGGCAACGCCGGCGGCGGCGGCTGTGGCTGCTACAGCTGCAAGGCCGATGCCCACAGGGCCCAGTGCCGCTCCGAGGCGGGTTGCCATGCCGGCGATACCCTCCATAGCACCGCCCACGCCCGCACGGCCAGTGAGGATGCCCCCGAGGTTGCCTGCCTCGTCTCCGAGCCCCCTGAGGCGCTCCAGAGTGCCTGCGAAGCCTGCGCCCGGCTGTTGGGTAGGCTGCGCGGTGCGGAAGGCCTCAGCCTGCCGTTTGGCGTCCGCATAGGCGGCACCAACCTGCTTGATGTAGTTCGCGTGCTGTTGTGCGCTGAGCTTGCCCTGATCTAGGGCTGCGTTGAGCGATTTCTGCGCGCTCTCGAAAGCCTTTGTGGCCTGCTCCTCCATGCGCAGCGACTGGATATAGCGCTGCGCAGAGGCCTCAGCCTGCTTGGACGCGGTGATGGTCTTGTTGAGGGCGGCATCGGCTGTGTCATGCGCTGCTTTACGCCGCCCCTCAGCGGTGACGAGGTTGCCGGCGGCGTCCGCTACCTCATGCAGGGCCTTTTTGCCCTTTTCAAGCTCAGAGGTATTGAGCGAGAACCCAAGTTTGAAATCCGCCATCGGTCACTCCGTCATTCGCTCTTTGAGGTCTCCTCGAGGTACACCTCATCGAGCATTCGTATCGTTTCCACCTCCCACGGTGTTAACGCTGTTCGCGTCAACTGACAGTAGGCGTGAAAGTCGTTCCACGAAATAGGGTTTGCACCAAATCCGTTATACGACCGGCCCCTATGGAGTTGGATGAAATGGTTCCACAGGTAAACAAGCGCCGCCGGGAGTGATGGCCGTTCCAGTTCCTTGCCAGTGGCCTTTGCAATCGCCGCGTAGTGGTCTCCCATAGCGGAGCCACCAACATTGCGAGTAAGGCCAAACTGGAAGCGGCCATAAGCGATTAGCTCCTCGGTGACGCCTTGATAAAATGCGTGCGGGTCGCCACGAATACGTCGACCTGTTCGCGCAGCACCGGGTAGCCCTCAAGCAGCTTGCGAGCGTTTTCCTTGGTGCAAGGAATTTCTTTGCCATCGGTGTCGAATACGTTCGACCAGCCCACCACGCATGCGGTGATCAGCTCGAGGCCGTCCGCCTCCACCTCAGCGAAGTCGAGTTCGTTGAGCTTCTTGGCGTCGTTGGTGCGGGTGAGGCGCTTCTTCAGCTGCGCCCGGGAGATATCGCGGTACACCTCGCTATCGGGCCCAAGCAGCTTCACGGCGACGGGCTTGCCATTACGGGCGACCAGAGGCTCATCGGAGCCCATCAGCTTCACAATCATATCGACACCTTCCTCTGAGAGAGTTTTGGTATCGATGCCTGCGAGATCGAAATTCATTTGCTTTCCTCTACTGGTAAGGCCCCGGGATGAGCCCCGGGGCCTGTGCTGGTGATTACGTGTTCGAGCGCTGGACCACGAGGGAGCCGTCGTCGAAGCCAGTCTGGCCAGAGCTCAGGAGGCTCTGGAACGGCGACTGGAGGATCACGCCGCCATCGGGGCCGACCGTTTTCGTTGCGCCCATGAGCTTCACGCGGTTGAAGCGGAAGGCCATGAAATCGGTGCCGTTCGCGTCGTCCATCTGGACAGCCAGCGCAACCTCAGTTTCGTTGATGAAATAGTTGAGGAGCGTCTGGTTCTCGAAGTACGCCGAGAGCGTGCCGTTTACGACCGTGCGGCCATAAAAGATTTCCGGCACCAAGGTCGAACCCACAACCGGCTGGCTGTTGAGGTTGTTGCTCACGGTGAAGTCGAGCTGCGTCACGATAGCCGAGGGAGCACCTGCGACCGAAAGCGAGCCGTTCACGCCTGCGAGGATGTTGGAGGCCGTAGCAGCTGCCGGGCTTGCAAACACAGGGGCCTGAGCAGCTGAGGTGCTCAGCATGTTTACGCCCTGCACACCAAACGAGGCAGTGGCCATGCCGGTCGGCGGCAGCGACACCTGCATTTCTCCGATGCGGCAGCCAAGGAACGTCTCAGACACATCGATGTCAGGGTAGAACTGCTCGATGGTGAATGAGCGCTGCGAGACGCCCGTGAGGAGCTTGCGGCCCTGCACGGTGATGCCCCATGTAGCAGCTGCGGTGGCGGTGGCTGGAGCGGGGAACACTGTGATGGTGGTCGCCGTCATCGCCATGATGCGGAAGTTGCGGTTGACGTTCGCCGCCTGACCGGTGACGCGGAACACATCGCCCACGCGCAGGCCGGAGGTGATGAACGAACCCGCCGAAGCCGTGAACGTGCCGGTCGTTGCGCCAGTAGTGGCGGCAAGCGTCGCGGTGCTCATGGTCGCAGTCGCCTGAGTGATGGCAACGCCAGCGGTCCACGTGCCGCGCAGTGATGCTTCGATGAAGTCATCATAAGTACGGGTGGAGAGTTCGCCCTGAATGTTGCCGGCGACGCGGCGCACGCCATGGCGGGCATCGAACACCTGCTGATCAGGGCGCACCTCGTTCGAGGTAAAGGCGTCCTTCGCGAGTGCGAGGGTTGAGGAGACACGGCGCAAGGTCTGGCCGGCGGCAACACTCTGCGTGCCGAGAACCGTTTCCGCACCGTAGCGGACTTCTACATTGACATTTGACTGAAGGGGCATTGCTGCAACTCCTTGGCGTTAGCCCGGTGCGGGCGGGTTGAAATTAGTTACTCGTGTGCCCGATGAGAGTGATGATCACAGGACAGTTAATCCAGTCGGGCTCTGTGATTAACGCCATTCGCTCTGCCTGCTGTACCACGGCAGACGTTGAGTTGTAAGTGATAGAAGTTCCCGGGCGGAAAAGCTGGAGCAATGCGCCTGCAAGCGCGTCGATCTCGAGCGTGCCGGTGTTCGCCGGGTAATGAAGCGTGAAATTGGCGGTGACGGTGTGCGCGATCACGCCACCAATCCCCGTGGCAGTCACGGTGGAGGAGATCGGGCGCACCTGCTCTGTCATGAACGGGGTGCCCTTGATCGGCTGGTACACACGGCCTTCCCACGCCACGGCGATGGGGTTGGCGAGCGTCTGGAGCTTCTGCCGGATGCCTGAGCGCAGATTGGGGTGGAAGGTTATGGCGCTCACAGAGCCAGCTCCTTAACGATTTTGGCAACGACGTTCTGCGCGTTCTTCATGTTGCTGGTCACCATGAAGCGCCCGGCCATCTTGGACGTGCCAAACTCAACGTGGAGCGCGTACTCCGCATTGTTTGTGAGGTAATAGGTATCGCCGGCCTTCATATCGGCGGCCACAATCCCCACGGTTGCCGCCACCTTCGAGGCAGCGGCTGCTCCTGAAATGGCGGTGCCTTGCCCAGCGGTGATGCCATTGAGCGAGGGCTGCCATGAGGAACGGAGGAAGCCGGTATCGACCGGCGTGTCGGTCACCACGTTTTCCGAGAGTTGCTGAGCGGTCTGGCGGGCAAGCGCGTCCATCGATACGCCAAACTTGTTCGCATAATCGGTGAGGTGCATCTTGAAGAGGCGGGCGTCGTTCATATCAGCGCTCCGCGTACACGAGGGCGTAGGGCGCGCCATCGGCAGCCGGGTTGAGCTCGCTCACCCATAGGACCGTCCAGCTGGAGCCGGCCCACAGAGCCTTATCGCCGGGCAGCGGTACAGCGCCGCCTTGGGGGGCGCAGTGCAATTCAATGATGTTGCGACGCTCGAGCTTGCCAATGCGGAACTCCGCGCTCTTGCCGGGCGGGAGACCCACGGCCTTAAGGGTTAGGGTGGTGCTCGAGGTGGTTTCCTGTTGCGTTACGGGGTCGAAGCCCGCGCTGTTTGCCCGCGTGAACACCACATCACTCCCCTTGGAAGCGATCAGGTTGTACGCCGTGGCAGAAGCTGCATCATAGGTCGCCATGGGCGTTACTCGTCGTCAACACTGTACGAGGTGAGCGCGCCCGCGCCGGGGTTGTCCATCATGCCCACCCGCGCAAAATTGCCCTCATAGGCAGGCGCGTTCATGGGCTCATAGAGAATGGTGTCGGGGTCGCGGAGGTACGGCTCGAGCAGGTTCTTGGCGAACATGAAGAGCTTCCCAGCCGGCGCGTCGCCCGCATAGGTAACAGAGATCGGGCCCACGCTCTCAGAGACAACCTTGCCGCCACGGTCAAGGTCTTTGTACAGCGGCTCACTGAGCCCCTTAAAGGCGAGCTCGCAGCACGCATGTTTTACGCGGTGAGGTACACCGGTGATGGTGTAATCGGACCAGTCAGTAAGATCGGAGCGAGGAAACTCGAGGGCTTGCGATTGAGTGAGGCGTGCGCCCTTGTAGCGGCCAATCGTGTCAATGTAGTCAGTCGCTCGACGGATTGAGTTTTCAATCGCGAAATCCTCCGCGTCCTCCCACCGGTATCCACGGGCGCTGCAAAATTCCTTGAAGTGAACTAGCCCAACATAGGCGTCGGCGTTGGCCAACCCAACTCCAGTTTCGACAATCAAGGACATCGTCTACCTCACTGATATTTGGCCAGAGCGAGCTCCGCCTGTTTCTTCGCGTCCTCCCCCGTGAAGGGGCCTTCGATGTTGTCGCCGGCGCTGTTGGCGATGTACCAGCGGCCAAAGCCGCCGTTCTTCAGCCTGTGCTTCTCACCCTCTACGGGCGGCGGCGGTGCCTTCTTGCGCTGCTCCTGCGGCCTCTCATCGACCTCCAGAAGGTTCGCCTCAAACATGAGCTTGATGCGGCGCGGTTCGATGCCGGTCACGTCGACTGGATCATCGAAGTTGTAGTCCTCCCCATTCATGATGAAGGGGCGGCCTGCTTTGAACTTGCTTTCAGATGTATAGAAACGAGTTGCCATGTCTGCTTTCTCACATGGTTAGGAGGGCGGGGTTTCAGGCCCCGCCCTTCCTTGTTGGGTCGATTAGACCGCGTCGCTCCAGAACTGACCGAGGTCAGCCGAAACGAGCTTCATGTCGAAGCACATGTCGATCTCAACGCGGTCAGCGCTGCGATCTTCCATGCGGAACGACTTGATGCGGTTGCCATCCGCGCCCGAGCCAAGCAGGCCGGTCCACGAGAAGGTGTAACCGGCGGTCGGCGTCATGAGGCCCGGAGCGCTCGTTGAGTAGGTGAGCAAGCAGTGGTTGCCACCAATGAACGAGTGCGTGGCCGCAACGCCTTCAGCTGCGGTGTTTTCGATGGCGTTCATCACAAGGATTTCGTCAACGCCAAACAGGGCTGCGAGAGCCTGCTTCGAAGCCATGGCAGGCGCACCAGCGGTCTGGCCATACTTCAGGCGGTCGATGATTTCCGGGTGGTCGACGATGGCGTCATAGACAGCGCGGCCCATGATGAGCTTGTTCGGCTCGAAGCCGGTGCTCTGAGCGATTGCTGCCTTGCCAAGGCGAACGTCACGGATCGGGGTCGAGGTGGCATCATTCCACTTCTTGAACTGCGTACCGGTCGGGGTGCCAGCCACACCAGCGCGCTGGAAGGTCCAGACGCCAGTCTTGAAGTAGGTGTTCGAGAACAGCTTCTCGCGCTTGATCAGCGCTTTGTGCGTTACGAACTCAGCCGCCTCGCGGTCGGGCGAAAGGACAGCATCCGCATTCGCACGGAGCTCATCGGGGATATCCTTGTGGAAGGAGAACCGATTGGCAAAGTACGTCGGAGTGTTGTCCAGCGTGTAGCCACCGCCGGCAGAGGCGGTTGCGGGGGCGCGAAGCTGCATTTCATCGCGGTTGAAATCGCCACGCTCATA